AAGATGACGGAGCGTAACGTATCTCAATGTTCCTCAACACCTTATCAAACTGGCTATTCCAACTCACATCACCAACTGTTAACGTGCCAGAGGCAACTAACTCACCAGTAGACTTTTCACCCTGCACACCATTAGTAGAATCAGTAAAATACGTTTTGCCTAAAGCCCTAGCAATAAACATAACGTTACCGGGCGAAGCATCAGCCCCACCAGACGTTCCATCTTTAACTGACACTACATCTGCTGCCCAAGCAGGAACAAGCGTTTCAGTAAACCGTGACAAATCAGCTCGATACACTTTGCCAGAACCGCCACCAAACCACACAAAGCGTTCATCAGCAGCCAAACTAAATACTTGCCCAACGTCATCAATAACAGGACCATACGTTACCGCCCCTGACCCCCCATCAATAGCAGCGATACGCAAACCTTTAGTAGTCGCTAACGCAAGGATACCTGCATAAGAAACCATGTCGTTAATCTTTTCGCCTCTGGGCAATTCAGCTACTTGTTGTGGTTCGTCAAGCAAACCATCAGCAGCAGCTACAGATATAAAGCTAATAAAACCTGTATCAGCAGCGTTACCTGCTGCATAGAAACCTACTGGACCTGAACAAACCGTGACCCAACTACCGCCTGCTTGAGGAATGGTTGAGTCAAGGCTGCTAGAAACTTTTGCACCGCTAGAATTAACTTCAGATATGTTATCGCCATCTAAGAAAAACAGCCTGCCACCAACAAGTCGAATAAAGTCAGGGTTTAACGATCCAAAACTTGCTGGTTGCGTAGTAGCACCAAGATTGACGCTAGCAGCAGCCCTGTTAGAGCCATACGCAATAAACACTTTTGAACCGTCAGACGCAATATCAGTTATAGTCTGCGGACTAGCTAAAGCTGTAACTGCTGACCAGTTAACATCAGCGTCAGCAGAGTTAAAGGAGTTAGAAAAATACAAGTTTGTTCCTTGAGCCACATACATGTACGACCCAAGCATTTTCATCTTTACATCAGTCCACGCAAACGTGTCGTTCTTAGACTCACAAATAGGCAACAAACTAATCTGCCCCTCAGTCCACACATCAACACCAGACGACTCACTAAACCTTGAGCGATTAGAATTAGCATGATCGTAAAACTTTTGCCCAGACCCAAACGACCAATCAGTCTGCGATCTCAACCAGAACTGTGAACTTATTGACTGCTCTCCGGGTTCATCAGATGTATCTCTTTGCTCACGCAACGTAGGAATCGTAGTACGACGGTATTGGTCAACGTCAATGTTGTACGAACGTGCATCAGCATCTATCGTTAGCGTAACTGGTAGCCGTTCAGCTTTGTGAACCATTTACACCCCTCTATAGAAAGAGTTTTGTGTCTTAGTCCCTGATCTCATCCAATACGTTGGATACTGCTGATCTAACCTAGCTGCTTCAGCATTTATTCTGGTTTCACGTAACGCTCGAAGGTCACGCATAGAAGCAGATATAGCACCGGCAGGGACTTCATCTGCTCTACGACTAGACCCTTGTTCATCTATAAATTCACGCCGAACAGGTCGAGTAGACATTAACCGTAACGCTGCTCCAACTGACGGCAAATCATACGCTGATGAGTGTAAGCCAACAGTGCTTAACGCTGTTGACGTAGCCGCTAAAGCTGTAAATCCTGTCTTGTATTGGACTCTGACTTTTTGCCCAGAGTTAGCGTCATCATGTAGAACCAAAGCATACCCTGATGCGAACGAAGCGGTATTACGATCTCGTCGCAAAGTCCACGCAGGCAACACCGGCTCAGTATTCTCAGAACCATCATCAGTGTACGTTACTTGGTACACGGTCAAAACGTCGTCAGTTACGCCTGTAAGATCGTATCCATCTTGAGATATGTTGTATGTAAACTCAACAGTTTTCATCTGGTACAAACCGTTTTGCGGCGACGATAAATCAGCTAACTCGTCGTTAATAGCGTTTAGCACAAGTTGTGCAGGAAACTTAGGGTTAACAGTTACTAAATCACCTGTGCTGTGTGAAGCAGCGGTTGTGCCTCGAAAGCCACGCCTAACAGTAGCGTTATTAGTAGAAGCGTTAACGCTAAACACATACATTAGCTCAGTGCCTACTTCGATAATTGATCCTTCAACAATGCTAGAACTGTCATAGGTAAATGCTACGGTTGTATCACTTGTACTTAAATCTGCTGATAACTGGTCATGTTCTTCAACATAATCAGTTAACAACAAGTTCTTAGTTTCGTCTATCCACGTTTGAGCAGTCATACCGCCTCAATACTATTCATAAGTCTTTCGCTTTCTTTCCTACTCGCATCACTAGAATACAAACGACCTGCTTGAATTTCGCTTTTAGTTTCAGCATGTTTCTCTAAATGCGCTGAACCATTAATAGATTTAGGTTGCACACCGCTTTGACGCAAACGCTTATACGCAGACATGTCAGCATCTTTAGCTTTCTCAGCTTTCTTTGTAGCTTCTAAATCAATCACAGAATTACGAGAAGGCGTAGCAGAAGGCGCAATGTTAACACCTGAAATAAGTTTGGTCATTGCTCGCCCACAAGTAACGCAATGAAACGAATGCTCATCATTAAAGCCATGTATTATTTCTTCAACGTTTCCACATTGTGTGCATCTATAGTCATACCGTGGCATAACCCTCAACCTCTATTCCGTAACCAGCATTTTTTAACGAATTTAGTTCATCATCTGTAAAATCAGTAGGGGATTCATGCCCACCATATATTGTTCGAGAAACTGTACTCATGTCTGCCGGTTGTCGAGTCGTTACTGACCCATCGTTTAATATAAATATATTAACGCCTCTAGCCGTTGGAGGATAGAATCTCCGCAAGTTCCTAGCAGGGCTAATAGTCGGGAACCTAGTAACGTCTAATGTCGGAACCGTATTTTCAAATACAGGCACATATTTTGTATTGAATAATAGTTGATCTACAGACGTTGAAGCACTAATTGTAGACACACTTATGTTCTGGTCCATACTGACGGTCACAGACGGCGTTGTAGACGTTCCACCTATAACTGATGGTTCTACACTAGCGTTGCCTGAAATCGTCGCAGACGGCGTTGTAGCAGCCGTAGAAACGACGCTAGGAGCAACGCTCGCTGTGCCAGATATAGTCGCAGATGGCGTAGTCGTAACACCAGCAATAACACTAGGTATTACGCTAGCCGTACCCGATATTGTCGCCGACGGCGTAGTAGTAGCGCCAGCAATAACGCTAGGAGCTACACTAGCTGTCCCTGATACAGTCGTAGCAGGAACAGTCGTCGTACCTGCAATCACCGCAACGACAGCATTCGCAAATGCTGTTACGGTTACAGCCGGAACAGTCGCAGAACACGCTATTGTTGATGCGTTTACTGTCGCATCTGCCTGCGAATAGTTTACGCTTGAACTTGCGTAGGTAACCGCAGATGAACTGTAGTTTATTGTCACCTGCTGACCTCACTACTCGTCGCCGTACAGGGACTCCTCAGATGCAGTATTCTTACCAGCTAAAGAACACGACCTATCACCAATTTTTGTAGCAGCCCAACTTTTAAGAACCGACAACACAGCAGCAAAACCAGAAGCTATAACAAGTTTCCAGTTACTTACTCCCATGTCAAGAAAGCTGTTACCACTGATTGTGGCTACCGCTGCTTGCACAAACGTTGCTGCACATCGCTCAAGTAAATCTAGATATTCTTTCATCGTAATAATGCCTTCCAAGTATTTGGGCCAACTATGCCGTCAACATATAATAGCCGACGCTTTTGGAACTCCACAACAGCCTTTCGAGTGAGTTTGCCAAAATCAGAATCTATTTTGTACCGATACAGTCCTTTAGCGGCCAACAACTGCTGGACAACCTTAACTGCTGCTCCTTTAGAACCTTTTTTCAAAGGGTGAGCAGTAACTAAAGCCTCTATTTCAGCAAACGCAGCAGCAATACCCTTAACATCTTGCTTCGCTGTTTTCTTAGCCTTTGTCCCTTTCAAAGCAGGCGCATCAAACCACTGAATTTTACCTTTAACTACTTTACAAGGCTGATGATGCCACCACTCAGAAGGAACTGTCTTAACAATACCGTACTCTTTAGCTATAGAATTAACCTGTGACGTAGACAAACCACGCCCAACAATACGGAAATCAACAGCATAGCCCCAGTTATTAAACGCTTTCTGCTGCATGTGATAGGAGCCTTGAAACCCTGAAGAAGTTATCCTGTCAGGATTAGCAGCTAAATTAAACCCTGCCCTTCCGCTTTTGTATCCGTCGTAAAGATATTTCTGTTGTGCATAGGTACGCACACCAGATACGACTTTAACTTTGTTACGGATACGACTGTCTTTAAAGAATGCTTCTAGTCTGCGTTTAAACTCTGGGTGTAGTAGTTCGATATTAACGTGTTTACTGGTCGTCGGTATCATCTTGTTGCTCTGTTAGCTTTCTGATTTGTACTGCTTGTATGCAAATCTGTAGTTGTAGTGGAAATTGTCTTTCTATTTCTTGAAGTACTTCTACTGGGCTAAGTTCCATTTTATCCTTCTAACGCTTCTACTTTATCAGCTAATTTCTGGCACATCTGCAATAACATAGGAACTAGCACTGAATATCTAATGTGCTTGTAACCTTCTGAATCTGTTTTTACTAAACCTGCCATTACTTGCTCTGTTGGTTGTGCAATAAGACCAAGCAATTTCTTTCTACTTTCTACAGTAGTATCAACAAGCGAAACTTTCTTAGTGCTTTCATCAATTTCTCCAGCATCATTTTCGTCATAGTCAACTTTTATTGCTTTGCAAAAATTAAAGTTTTTGACTTTTAATTTGCGTAAATCTTCGTAGTAATCTCTAGCGTCTACAATGTTTTCTTTAAGTCTTTCATCGGAAAGAGAACCATATGAATTATTTGTATTATCAACATCGCCATCAGCTTCAATTTGAAAATGTTTTGTTCCAGTTGAACTAACATTTGACAAAACATATACCACGTCATCACCTGAAGTGCTTGTAGTTCTATAAAAAGCTGCTGCGAGATTTGATGTTTTAACACTGAAAAAACCATCGGTGCTGGGGAAATCACTTCCACCTGTTGTGCCTACAAAGAAATATCCGCTAGAACTAATCGCTGCTTTCAGAGAGCCAGAGGTAGCAAAACCTATTCTGTTAGTATCTGCTAAATACACCCCTGTATCTTGATCCCCTGAAAAAGTAATTGAAGGTGCGCCTGCACTTCCATCAGATGCCTGAATAGTCCCACTAACAATAAGAGCATCAGCCGACTCATCCCATTCCATGTATTTACCATCAGTAGCACCAAAAAACTTAACATCATGCCCTGTGTCATTAACTCCGACAGTTAAAGTTCCATCAAGTTGAGTATTAGCATCAACATCTACATTGCCATCAATGTTAACAGTGCTACTAAACGTAGTCGCTTTAGCAACCGTAATAGCCTCAGAACTATCAGTAGTCGTAAACGTAATATACGCATTATCAGCTTCCTCAATAATCAAAGCAGAAGCCTGATTATCAGGAATTTTAATAGAGTTCTCACCAGCATTCGTAAACTGCAACGCACCATCAGCGCCACCAGACAACACTAAATCACCAGCAATATCAGCAGAGCTAGACAGATCAAGCGTAGCTGCATCTAACTCACCAGTTAGCGTAACATTACGGAAACTAGCAATGTCTTTACTAGCGTCAACAACAACAGCTTTAGAAGCAGTAACAGTACCGCCTGTAACGCCATCAAGAAGATTAATCTCAGCAGCAGTCGAAGTAACTGCTGTAGAACCAAGAATTAAATCACCTTCAGGAATAGTAACATCACCAACAAACGTAGGAGTCGTATCCCAAGCAGAAGTACCAGTACCAGTACCAATTAGCACAGCACCAGAAGAAGGCGTGGTATCACCAGTACCCAACTTCTCTTCAATCTGCAACACAGCACCATTCACATTATTATGAATCGTCGCATGGTTAGGCGAATTAAGAGTATCAGAATCCGCTATATTATCAGGAAGCTCATTAGGATCTCTGTCTAAATCACCCGGAAATCTAGTTGCCATCATTCACCTCTTATGGAGTTAAGTCAATCGTAAAAATACCGCCAGAAGCAAACGTAATCGTAAACGTTCCATTACTCGACGAGAAATCAGAACCAAAATCAATGTATGCGATAAGCGGATCATTAGTTAAAGAATCATCATAAATCACAGCGCCTCTGGCGTTTGTAATTGTTGCGGAGGACCATGATGTGTCGGCGGCATCAAACTTAATTGTGCCACCTGTTTGCGTTAAAGACAAACTGCCTAACGTGTTACCACCCGAAGTATATCCTGTCCCAGAAACCTCGTTAGATACATCGCTCTTAAAATCGTGCGCCCCAAAGTCAGGGGTGTACGACGACGTAACCAACATAATTTTAATCGTGTCATTGTCTAGGTCTAACGCATGACTGTTATTCAAAGCGTTAAGAAAAGTTATTCCATAAAGACCACTAGCCATCAGCGTTCTCCTCGTCAGTTACAACGCTGGCTTGTATTGTCTCAGCAGCTATAACTACATCTACTTGTTCATCTTCCATGATTCACAATAATAATCTAATCAAATAAAGAAAGATAGAGGGTAGGCCAACCTCCCAGTAAAGTCAGCCTACCCTACTACCAGTAAGGAGCTATTAGTTAGCGCCTATTGAGGATGATGTTTCAATCCTTCGAATACATTCCTCACGGAATCTTCCGTATCCTACAAGGTGATACCAACCAACTGTGTTGAATCGACGCAAGCTGTCGGTTACAGGACCGAACACGATGCTTGGATCAGCACCGAA